ACACTACCATGCTTCGCAACGAGTCGGTACTGGGGATACCCTGACTCGTAGCGTACACTGGTACTATGGCTGTTCTCATACTAACTCCTTCCAGAGTTTGTCTAAAAAAAGCAGATAGGTTATACCTACCTGCCACTTTTTATGTCAAGACCTCCTTTTGAGAGGTCCTAGACAGATCAGGCGCAAACGCCCTTGTTGCCCACCTTGGGAGTGAAGGTCAGAACCTTCTCGACGCCGTCGATGGTTTCAGCCACGTCGGTATTGCCGAGGTTCTTATCCGGGTAGGCTGCACGAACGTTTTCCACAGTCCAGTCACCGGGCAGGGGGAATTCGGTATTGGTGCTCACCACCACCACCAGAGTGCGGGCGATAGTCTGGGCTTGAGTTGCTGTCATCATATGAGAGATACCTTCTTTGCAAAGTTGAAATAAACACATACACATGGACTCAGTTAGAGGTGTACTCCTTGTGCAATTCTCTTATACCAAAAATACTTCAATTATTGAAAACGCGTTAACCTAAACTACAGCATGGATATCCCTACTGGTAAAAAGTCTCTCTCCGCTATACTGCATTTAAAGCCAAGTGAGTTGGCCAAGGCAACATTACAGTTAAAAGGTAAACCTTTAGATCTTGCAGAGTACAAGCCGTTTGAAGCCGTATATGACATCTCGCCACCGTGCATGACTATTATTGCAGGGCGGCAGATAGGTAAGAGCGTATCCTTGGGTGGGGCTATTATGGCTAATAGCATGATTAGGCCATACTTCTCTACGTTGTTTATATCCCCGCTTGCACAGCAAACCTCTAGGTTTTCTACAGCATACCTAGATCCTTTTATGCACAGCCCCATTGTGCGTAAACACTTCGTAGACTCTAGTACACGTAAAAACGTGATGGAGAAAAGCCTAAACAATGGTAGCCGAGTAACGCTAGGTTACGCTGCAACTGAAGCGGACGCTGACCGTATACGAGGCGTAGCAGCTGATGCACTCTATTCTGACGAGATTCAAGACCAAGAGTTAACTGCACAGGAGGTTCTGTCTGAGACGCTATCAGCATCCACGTACGGCTATAAGCGATTTACAGGTACTGCAAAGGGTGAGAACAACACTCTGACAGTACAGTGGAAACGCAGTAACATGATGGAATGGGTAATGAAGTGTGACCATTGTGGAAAGCACACAATACCTATTGACTTTGAGACATGCCTCAAAATTCTTAGTAATCCTGACGGCCCTGGTTGCGTACATTGTGGACGCGTACTAGACGTAAGTAAAGGAAGATGGCTAGCGGCTAAGCCCTCTCAGAAAGACCATATTGGCTTTCATATGCCGCAGATCATAATTCCGGCAAGGACACGGACTCGCAAGTGGAAAGAGCTGCTGGACAAATCTAAGTATTACCCACAAACAAAGCTTGCCAATGAGGTGTTTGGTACTGTCTCTGGTAGTGGTGGTAAGCCTCTAGGACTACGTGAGGCTATGGCATGCTGTAACCCAGAACGAACTTCTTGGGAAATAGGTTTTCCATATGACTCCCGTAACATCATTGTTACAACTTTAGGGGTAGACTGGAGCTGCACTGGGGGTACAGCAAGTTACACAGTCATTAGTGTACTAGGTTATGACTACGCCGGACGATGCTACTTACTATACGCACAGCGTTTAAATGGGGTAGACATACTAGAGCAGGTAAAGCGTGTAGAGCAGCTTTACTATCAGTACCAGTGTTCTATGATCGGTAGTGACCGTGGCGTAGGTGTTCTGCAAGGACAGCTAATGCAGCAAGGTATTGGTAAGGACAAGGTTAGTATGGTAAACTACGTAGCAGCTAAGCATGCACTACGCTGGGTCTCAGATGCTGGTTATTACGCAGCGGATCGTACTATGTGTATCGACACAATGATACTCAAGGCTAAGATGGGTAAGAACCATTTTGAAACTCCTGCTTGGGATTTGACTCAAGAGTTCTGGAATGACGCTTTAGCCTTGACAGAAGAAGAGACTCAGGCTGGTCGTAGGGTGTATCGCAGAGAAGAAGGCATACCTGACGATTGGATACATAGCGTAACTTTTGGCAATATCGCATACATGGTAGTAAAAGGCGACTTTACTTATATCGAAAAAGATGCTACCATGTCAAACGACTCCTTCACTTTTTAGAATAGAAATAATAATGGCATCAGATCAAGACTTTAACTTTACCACCCCTATTGTTACCCGTAAGCGCGGGGCAAAGCCTACTGTACAACAACGTACTCCCCCACCAGCAGATGTTGAACCAGATGCAGACGACTCGCAAGACCAGCCTGAAAGCCAAGGCGTAAAGGAAAAGCCTAAATACGACCCAGACGAATTAGCGGCTATCTTTGACGATATTCTGTTTAGTGAGGAGTACTCCGAAGAGGTTACTATTAGAAGCAAGCTACGGGTTACATTCCGAACCCGCACTGCTGAGGAGGTGCGTACTATTAACCAAATTGTGGATGGTACTACTGCTGTATTTGCTACTACGTTAGATGGTATCCGTAGCATTATGCAATTACAGTACGCCCTTATTTTTTACCAAGGTAAGGATTTGCGGAGTACGCGGCCAGAAGAGAGGGCAAAGTTCCTTGGCAAGCTACCTGCCCCTGTTGTAGCCGCACTACTACACGCCCTCTCTAGGTTCGATGAAAAAGTGTATGCTGCCTGCAAGGAAGGTGAAGAAAATTTTTAAGGAAGCCTTGGGCTATGCAGAGAATGAGGCTGCATACCCAAGGGGTAAAACTACCCGTACTTGGTAGCGTACAGGATAGGGTATTTAGACAGTTTGCTCTTAAGGAGTCTGTGTTGGAGGCAAAAAGGTCTGAGTTTCAGATGCTAACTTTGCTTACCAACCCAGACATAACAGAGGAGAGTAAATTTAACAGCTGGAGGTCTACTGTAGGAAAAGTATGGAAACAATACGTCGGTTTATTGTTCAACTCTGAAGTTGAGGATGAGAGCAAGGCAGAGTCAGAATTACTAAGGTATTATACTCAAGTCGTTAAGTCTAGTAGGCTTATGATGAGGAAAGACAAGGATTCTGGAGATTTAATACTGTCAGGATTAGACACAGTTAAGTTGTAATAAGACAAGGCCTTCATTGGCCTTGTTTTGTTTTAGGCGTACCTTGCCAGCCTAAAATAGCCCTATGGGAATATACGACACCACTGCAAACACCTACGCTAATAGCTTCTACGGGCCGCAGAATGGTGCCATTGGCAGCTCTGGTTGGCAGGTAGACTCCAACCTGACTACTCCAAGCTATTCCGCACCTTACCGGCCACAGTATGCGGGGCAAGGACCATATCAGAGAACTTCTAGTCCGGGGTTCTTCTCTAGCGCGGCTACAATGGTTAACCCATTCGCCAGTACCCCCCTATTCCAAAGCCCTGGTCAAAATATTGACCCTTATGTAAATAGCTTCTCATACAAGCCGTACGACGCAGGTATGTCTTTGGCACAGAACTTTATTCTGCCTGGCTTAGCTATGGGTGCAGCTAATAAGTACTTTGGTGCCAATACGCCTAGTACGGGAGGTGTATGGCAGTCGTTTAAAGGCGACTTCATGGGTATGTTCCAAGGCCAAGGAAGGGCTGCTGCGTTTGGTCAAGGTTTTGGTAGGTCTGCTGGCCAAGGATTAGCTCGTGGCTTTGGCTTTGCGGAAGGCGGTGCAGCTGCTAGAGGTGTCGCAGGGATGGCTGCAGGAGCTGGTAGTTTCTTTGCGAGTGCAGCTGTGCCTATAGCTGTAGGGCAGGCTGCAATGTACGCATCTGAAAGCCTACTGTTTAACCCGTACATCGACTCCCGTCGTATGGGTAATGACTTACGTAGTAATTTTCAAGGCGTAACTTTTGCTGGCGCTACTGGTAACGTTGCTCGTGGAGGCAAAGGTTTAAGTAACACAGAAAGCGGGGGCATCGCTCGTAGCTTAGCTCGTGAGGGCATCAATGACTTTATCTTTGGTACCGAAGACTACGCTGAAATCTCTAGTATGTCAGCTAGGTCTGGACTACTCGACTCTTCTAAGATGCAGGACATCAGTCGAAAGGTCAAGAGCATAGCGGACCAAGTAAAGCTCATTGTTCAAATTAGCCAAGATCCTAGCATACAAAACGCAGTTGAGGAGTTGAGTAAACTTCATACTGCTGGTGCCTCCACTAGCGGGGGTATGTTCAGCCAAGCTTCCACAGCGTTCTCTAGCATGGGTATGTACGCTAGTGCCGCCGGTACGACGGTTCGTAGGTTAATGGACAGGGTTGGCCAACAAGGCCAAATGCTGTATGGTATGAACGGCATGACTCCTTATATGGGTCAGATGGCTGCAGCTGATATCTACGCAGGGTTTGCATCAGGCCAACGTACCGGTCTAATTAGTGAAGCCCATCTCGCTCGCATGGGTGGTATTGAGGGGGCTACACAGTCCGCTGTGACTGGCTCTATAAATGCCATGCAGACCCCTTACGCCAAAATGATGATGTACAACAGGTACATGGGGGGGGCGTCAGGCGGCGGCGCTGGTGGCGCTGGACAAAGTGCAGCACAAGTAGCAGGTACATTTGGGCAGCTATTCGGGGGAGACCCTCTAAAAGCTATGGGAGCACAGATTCTCTACGGCAACCAAATGGCTTCAAAGTTCATGCAGGACGATGGTGGCATGGGTATTGAGAACATGGCTGAGGCAAGGCTTCGAGACATGGGCCAGCAACGTAACCCGAAGACTGGTAAATACTCCGGGGAGCAATACGCAATTGCCTTGCGTGGGCTAGGTATGTCTGACGCTGAAGTTCACGCATTCATAGCTAAACGTATTTCCGACTCCGACCCCGAAGCAATGGCCCAACGTGCAGCGGGATACAAGTCTCAATCTTACGATCAAACCTTAGCGTACTTGGAAAGCAACGGTCTACTTAACACGTCTATTGGTGGTTTTGTTCATGGAGTTAAGACTGTAGGTAAAAGCGTAGCAACCTCAGCGTATAACATGGCTGTTGCACCAGTTTCTGCTGCTGGAGACTATACAGCAGATGCTACTCGTGCGGGTTGGCATAGCGCATGGTACGGTAGTTCCCTATCTATGGGATCAGGGGCGTCAGCTAAGGAAATGTTCGGTGACGCTTCTAAAGACCTGCTATCCGCTGGGTATACTAGGAACATGTCTCCGAAAGGTCTGGTACTACAAGATCAGGTAGGTAATGGTAGCATTATCACTGAAGACTATACCTTCGGAGATAATGCCCGCTACCTCAAGCCTACAGAGCAAGTGTTCACCGCCCCCTTTAAAGGATTTGAGCTACCCTTTGGTACTCTTGCCGATAGCAAGAAAACACTGTCAACAATTGAGCGCCTTGCATTAGACACTAGCCACCCTGCAAGCAAGCTAGCTTCTGAGTTTATGAGTACGTCAGACGCAGGTAGAAAGCGTAGCATACTCTCGGAGTTAACCCGGTCACACCCTAAAGAGTTTGGGGAGTCTACTTACGGTAAATTATTCCATACGGATAAACAGAGCCTTGTTACTGGGGGCGGGGCAGGAACTGACTACGCAGACGATTTGATTCGCCTAGCAGGGTCCGTGCAAACACGTACAATTAACAAGGTAGTAAATAAGAA